ACCCATGCGAACCGCCTCGGGATCCAGACCCGCCTGCTGTGCTTGATAGGCAACCTTCGCTTCCGGGCTCAAGTCCTGAAATCTATTAAAAATATTGCGACGTTCCGCTTTATCTTGAGAATCATAATATCTTGAAAGCGATTGCTCGTTATCTTTAGCAAAGAGAGACTGAGGCATAAAGGTTCCGTACCCGTAAATTACTTAATAGTAAACATTCATCTTAGCAGAGTTATCTTCATCTTCCCAATCATCCGTAGGCAACTGAACAAAATTCCCCTGACGGTACCGCATCAACGCCTGAGTCATACTATCCACCAAGTCATCATGCTCCCCATTAGGAAAAGCCGCAACCTCCTCAATCAACTCGTCAGCAAATACAGAATCAGGTGCCCACACCATCCCCGCTTCAAATAATGGCGACACCGAATGCACCCGAGTTACCTTATCATTACCCCTAGAAGGCGTAAAGTTAACCACCGGAACACCCATATTACGCAATTCCTGCGTCAACGGCGTACCACTAGCCTTCGCCTCAATAATAACAGTGTCCGGCTCCCAAAATTTATACTCCTCCAAAGCCTTAGCTTTCAACTCAGGAAAATCCCATCGCCCCTTTTTACTATCTAACAAAATTAAATTAGGACCACTACCACCCTCATTAGGATAAAAGACACCCCACGTCGTTATCGCACTATAATCCGCCGTCTCCTTCTTACTAAACGCCGTATCGTAACTCTGTATCACATACTCTAGCCTAGGAACCGCTTCAGGCTCCCACACGTTCCACCACTCACGCTTAATAATCGCATTCTCTTCACCCGTAGGATTCTGCTGATACTGAGCGTTCCACTTACTATTAGGAATAGAAGCGCGGACAGCGGTCAAATCCTCTAAACTCCAATACTCAGGCCAACACGGCGTCCCATCTGCAAAAATCGCAGGAAGTTCCACAACTTCCCATTGGTCCGCCAACGGGTCTTTTGCCATAGCCTTCAATAACTGGCCCGTCATGTCCTTCTCAGACCATCTAGTTTGGACTATAACAATGGAGCCGCCGGGCTGTAAACGCTGTCTAGGGCCACCTGTGTACCAATCCCACGCATCATCAAAGCCTGCCGAGGACATCGCTGTCTGCTCCGAGTGCGGATCATCAATAATGATTAAATCACCACCACGACCCGCTAAGTTCGACCCGACGCCCACGGCATAATACATACCACCCGCGCTCGTATCCCAACGGCCCGAGGCTTTACTGTCCGAAGCTAACTTAACACCGTCAAAAACTTCTTTATATTCGTCCGTTTCCAAGAGATTTTTTGTCTTACGTCCAAAATTAACCGCTAATTCGGTCGTGTGCGTCGCCTGAATGATCTTCATCTTCGGATTACGGCCCATCATCCACGCCGGAAAGAGAAAGGACGCAAATTCACTCTTCGTGTGCCGTGGGGCCATGTTGATAATCAAGCGTTTTAGCTCGCCGCTCGCGACCCTTTCCAACTTGTCCGCAATTATTTTGTGATGACGACCTGCAATAAAATCGGGCCACATATTTTTTACAAAAATTAAAAAATCTTTTTTGCACATATCATTTTTTTTGAGCTGTGCTAATCGCAACTCAAGCTTTAATTTTTTCTCATCTAAACCGTTACTAAACGTTTCTTTCATCAGGGGACCCTAGCGAATTGTTCCACGTGGAACATCATAAATGTATGCGACTTTAGACGCTAATATAAGACAGTTAACGCCGATATGGAATCTTTATTAAATGTTTGTGAGAAACATGGTCCATGCACTCGTCCCCACGAACTCGCGGCCCTCGCGCTGTGGCCCGCGTCCCACGGATCCCAGACCCCGCCGAATGACCCGATACACGGGGGACCCGAGCGTTTTATCCGGTTATCTTCCCGGAGCGATGAACCACGGCCCACGGTCCGCGATGCTGGGGCCGCAACACGTCGACCAGTGGCCGCCGCCCACGGATTTGGGCCCGTAGGTTTGAGCCACGGACCGCGACCCACGGCGCGGGGTGTTTAACTGCTAAACACTAGCCTTAGTTATCCACAATGAGCATGAGGTCCAATTGGTTGTTTTTTGTACAACAATGGCTGTACCCCGCATTCTGTGGGTATGCTGCTTGTTTATCCTGGGAGGGATAAGTCTGGGGATAACTAGGCGTAAAAAAGGCCGCGATTGCGGCCAGTAGTAAAGGATAATGGTTAGCTATGGGTGTACCCGTCGGGCTCAACACCTAGCCACATGCCCGACCAATAGACCATTACACAATCTAGGAAGCTATAACCAGATTGTACGGTGGCGCGGAACTGGCGGTAAGTCAGCCCTTGATCGTTTTGCAACCATTTGCGGTGCAATGCTTTGCGCTGGGGTTTCGTTAATGTAATCATCGGTCGGTGTCCTCCGTGTACAGGCTGGATAATCCACGGGGCACAACCACCGCGCAATAGTTGCCGCTGGGAAGCGTCCCGAAACCATGTAATACCGAATGCGGCCAATGCCTTTGAATGTATTGACGGGCCAAAATGCGGGCCTGTACGTCGGTATCGATATCATGGTCAAGGCCAACGGTAATCGATCCAGCACGGGCGGTTGCTTTTAATCTCGCGTCTTGGTGGTCGGTTGGTCCTAAGTACTTTATTTCTATAGCTTGTGACATAGTTATTTCTCCGTGGTTGGTGTGTGGGCTTCTTCCGCGTCACAATCGCTGTAACCACGAACATCTGCTATGTGGTCTGACCGTAGCTTAGAAAAATCTTTCATTTCTTTTTTTACTTCTTTCCAAGTCATCAAAGTGCCATCTTCCCTAGATACTTCTTGGACCCACTGCTCTTGGCCGTAGCACTCAACATAAAAATCCATCCCGTTGTCGTAATTATCTTTTGCATACGCTTTTGCTTGTTCGATAACAACATCCCAACGATTAACCCGCGCTTGGATCACTGCCTGCTCTATAGCTTGTGACATAGTTTATTGCTCCGTAGTGCGACGGGTAAATCCCGTCGCTGTATAAGAGTATATAAGAGTATATGGGGAGAATCAAACAGACATAAAAAAACCCCGCCGGAACGGGGTTTGGTACTACGGATCTATTAAGGCAATTCACCATTAACTCTTGGGTCTAACGAATCTTCTCGGCCCTCATCGCTAGCTAGCATTTGACACTCGGCTTCCATTGTTGCCAAAAGCTCTCTTTTTGTTGGTGCATGAATCGTCATCCCGTTTTGAGGTAGTGTTATACCGTCCCAATCTGGGCCGTTTTGTTGAACATAAACCTTAATGCCATAAAATTCATATTCATTTTTAGCACCGCGCTTTTTTGTTTTGAGAATAAAAGGACTGTTGTATGACTCGCTCATGATTCACGCTCTTGATCCGGTTCGGAGTTTGTGAGTTTGGCCGCTAGATTCCAAGCCATCCAAGCGCAAGTATTAGCGACAATGGCCTCGCTACCATGAAACAATGCGAGGTAATCCTGTAAAGCTTTCATGTCGTCCGGTGTGGCAAATAATCCTACTGGTTGAATGCTCATTAGTTCACCTCAACTTTTACAGTAATTTCGCCGCCGGCAATCATTTCTTGTATGACCTCGCGGACCTTGGTGCTAATGTCGGACGTGTCGGATTCATCGTTATATATATTCAAAGCGATCTGCTCGATATCATCCGTATAATCTGAAATATCAAAATGGTCTGAAGCGTCGAAATTTCTATCAAACCATCGATCTATACGGTCGTCGACCTCATCTTCAGTCATAACCGGCTCTTCCAAATCCATCCGGTCATCCATTGCTTGCTCGACGCCATCGCGCACCAAAGTATATAAGCCATCGCCAAGCGCTTTTTTATCCTGCTCATATCTTACAATAACAGCGGCGCGAGCTTGAACGGTCTGAATTAAATCTTCACACTCGGCGTTTAAAGAACGTTGATCATCGGCACTAGCTCGAATATGGGCCTCGAGTCTTTCAATTTCATTACGCAATTCATCGTTAGCATATTCAGCTAGTACTATTTTCTCTTTAAATCCTATATCTCTTAATTCTTTCATCGTTTATTACTCCGTAGTAAGCGCGGGACCATCCCGCTGTATGGGATTATATGAGAGTACCGTATTAAATGCAACTATCCGCCGGTTACGATTATGTCGGAGTCTACAACAAAGCCGGACCGGTCAAGCTTGGCTTTACCTTTGGCACGTAATCCAACTATCACGCCGCCGGCTTTAACGTTAACAATATCGGATAGATCACCGTCGATAACCTTTTGACCAGCCCACACGGGCGGTAAATCATTACGAAATACAACGGCCATTGGCGTATCTCGCGGCCGTCTGTTAACACTCTTTTGGTATTGGTCGCGCCCGCTATAACTGAATATTAGATTATAGTTTGACGGAGTCCGGCCAATACGGTCGACACGTTTAGTATAGTCGTAAAAGTTTAACGCCGGAAACGCTTGAGGGATGCCATGGTTCTCGTAATCAATATCGGAAATAGTATTCAACCGGACCCATCCCGTTACATTTTGTTTGGCGCATAGCTTGTCAAAGTTTGTAAGCTCGGCCCGCAACTGGGATAGAAAGCCCGGACGGTCCGACAAATAAAAGTCTGTTTTGTTTTGTCGCGCGGTTGCTACGTTTTTAAACGCACCACGGCCGCTAGACTTTAAACAGGTTTCAAAGCATCCCGCCGCTTTACTACCCGCGCATATTTTGCGGTCTGGCATTAACGACAGACTAGCGACGCGTATGTTTCCGCCCCGCTTGATTGTCTTGGCTATTTTAGTGTTAGAACCACCAACGTTTAATAGTTTCATGATTGTTTATCCCGTTTAAAGATTAGATACCAAAAGAATAAGTGAGCTAACACACTGTATATAGTGCCGTCCGCTAAAATAGTCATTAATAATTATACTGTTCGGCGCGGCGGTCTCGAAAGCTTGCTTCAAAGTCACTGTAATCATCCATATTTACAGGTCGAGTGACGCAAGGGCCCTCGGCATAATCTTGTATGTTGTTTTCCCAAGATTCATAGGCAACTATAGTGGCCGGGATAAGGTCCATTCTATCGCCCTCGCATTGGTCGCAATCCCGCGACCATTGATACACGGCTAATTTTCTATCGACCGCTAAACTATCGATCAACACCTTTAACTGTTCACGTTCGGCTAAATAATCCATCTCAATTTACTCCGTAGTTATATAAGATTTATCGCATACTACCTGACAATAAAAAGGCCGTCAACTAAACGGGCTATTCACGGTCATCACTCCCCGGTGGTTCAAAAATACGCCGTAAATCGATTAATTGTTGTGCAATGGCGTCGAGTTTTTCCCGGTGTTGGCTGGTAACCAAATCATCGGCCGCTTTAGCTTTTAAGATAGAAACTTGAATATCGTTAACTAAACGATGTTGTAATTCTGATATTTTCGACATTTTACATATTCCTTGGGTTATGGGATTTATCGCATACTACCGGACAATAAAAAGCCCGTCAACTAAACGGGCTAATCATTTACCTTTTACGGTTGCGCTTTGGTTTTACTCGCGGCCGCTTTTTTTTCTTTTCAAATTCTTCAACGGCTTCCTTTCCATAAATTAATTCAACTAACCATCCAATCAAAAACATTATTTAACCACCTTTAACTTGGCTCGGGGTTTAGCTTTCGCGTTGGCCTTAGCTTTAACGGTTGCCCTAATAACTGCCTTGGGTTTTGGTTTTGGTTTTGGTTTTGGTTTTGGTTTCGGCTTGGGTGTCGGCGCTACAGCAACCGGCTCCGGGATTACCTCGGGACTAAAAAATAAACTCTTGATCCATTTCCACATTTTCATTACTCCGTAAGTTATTGGATATACGATAGTATGCGATTACCTCGGACTAATCAAGTTAAACACGTCGGTCCAGTTAAAGGGCTGACTCTGCACCATTACGGGCTCGGTTTTAATACCGTCTAGTTTAACGTCAATGGCTTGGTCTGCTCGATAAATGTGCAGTTCGGACTTTTCTAAATTGTTCTTTTGTTTCTTAATAAATATCCAACTACTGCTATGTTCATGTTTGGTTAGCCAGCTCACTTGATGCGGCCTTAAACTTACGGCATTGCCCGTAATAAACTTTAGTTCAACCATATGAAACAACCCGCGTTCGTCGCATATTAAAAGGTCCGGCACTCCGGGCACTGCGGTCGACTCTATTCTAGTGAAGATTAGCTTTCGAGACTTCGACGTCTTCGCCGCTGTCTTCATCTGTAGATAAAATGCGGCTTCTCGCTTTGTCGCGGTTGTCGGCATTGTCGTCAGAGTTTGGGGTAACGTCGATAGTGATGGGGGCATATTGATCCTTTAGCTCAATAAGGGCTTGTTCTACTTGTTCCTTACTCATACTGTCGATGCTACCCGTTCGTATTTCTGATTTACTGACGTAGATATCACCATGGGCTTGACCTCGACGGTATTCGGCTTGCACTGCGGCAGAGTACGCACCGTTTTGAATAGCTAAATCCCGGATTGACTGTAAATCCCTCAAGTGTCGTTGAAATGTGACGCCAAACTTCTCATCGAGCTCGTTACGATAGCTTTTAATAGCGTTGACGACATGGGGAGATATGTGTGGGTTAGTCAGTTCGTATGCCCGGGTATGTGCAGACGACGCAGGGTAGCCGGCATTGATGGCCGCTTCTCTTAATGTGATCTGTCCGTCTTTGCTTACCAGTTCTTTAACGAACAATTCTTGTTTACGCGTCAATACCGATTGTTTGTTGCTTTTGGGTCGACCAACTCGTTTCTTTTCAACTACAGGTGCAGACTTTGGTAGGGGTTTCTTCGCCATAAAATACTCCAGTTAATACGCGATAGTTTACCTAAAAACCATCTTATGTATATACCGAAGTATTATTCTTTTTTATTTCTTTTTTATTTTGAAAGGGCTTAACGCAATTTCTTGTTTACAGTTACATTTTAGTTTATTGACGTGTAACCTTTTGTGTTACCTCTACAGCCCTATTGTTTGCTGACATCTGCCTCCAAGTTACGCCGGTTACACCGGTTACGCCTATATTTCACCTTTTTTTATTTTTTCTAATTTTGACTCTATATACGTAACGGCGTAACTACGTAACGTTTAGACATAAAAAAACCCCTCGAAAGGGGTTAATTGTTAATCTGAACCGTGATTCGCGATCAGTGGGCCGAGCCCGGTGTTGAGTGCGAATTGTTTATCGAGCAATGCGTCGCGTTCATCGTCTGGTGATGGTTGCGGTTTTGTCCGGTAGACGCCTTCATTTTCTATAAAGTCGCTGTAATCGTTATACGGGTCGTCTGAGATACTACAGGGCATACGGTTCATGGTTTTGATTCCTCACAGTGTTGGTCGTAGTCTGCGGCCCAAGCTTCGCTAATTTTGTTGATGCCGTAATCATATATGATTTCATCGGGATTTTGTACGAACTCACGAACGTAGTCAAACGAAGCGATTCTCTTCCATGTGCCTTTATTTTCTGTGCGAGGCACAATAAAAATGATAGAGCCGATATCGCAAGCTTCTACCTCATCTTTGACTTGCTTATACTTGTCACTTATTAGGCCAAATTCATCTTCACCGTAGACTGCGATGTGGTAGCCTTTAGCTAAACCCCATTTTATGAGATGTAAGTGTGCTTTTTTCATTTATTTAATCTCCTAATCTAGCGGTAAGGTGAGGTTTCAGCGCCCAGACGGTTAAACTTGGCCTGCTGTGGGAAATCGTGGTTTTGACTGTGGCGAAACCGTTCGCCCAAGAAAACTTGCCAACTTACGTCATCCTCTAGGCCACACTCCGCAATTGCTGTCTGGGCCGTATGTATAGCATGGCTTCGGCCAACCCTCTCTTGGTCGTCATCTGCCCATTCAAAGTAGTCACCGTAAGTACTCTCAATGTCAGCCATTTCGTAATACACGAGGTGTATATCGTCTTTTGCATTATTCACTAGCACTAATTCGTAATATTTCATGAGGTTGGTGCCAAGTAAAGGGTTATAGAATCAAATTCTTTCCACTCGCATGACGCGTTTTTATACGTGGTTTTGGAATGATCTATAACAGGAAACCCGTGTTCATTTTTAACTACCCTGCCGTTTTTGTGTTTCTCAAACGATCTAATTATTTCCTGATATTCAATCACCGGGTTGTCCTCAAGGCCCTCGGTTATATCATAGTCCACGCCGTACTGGTCTTTGATGTAACGCTCTATGGCATGTAACACTTCCCACTGGTCTATTTTAACTCTCATTTGATTTACTCCGTAAGTTAATGAAATTGGAGTATAGTGTGGAGTATGGGAGTTTGTCAACCCCCGGGAGGGGGCGACTTGTTTTGTTTATCGTTCCAAGCTTGTTGCTTATCGCAAACTATTAGATATGCGCCGTTTAGTAATAAACCAAACAACCCTAAAAATAAAATACTTATGATTATTTCAATTATCATACCAAGCCCTCTTTTAGTGTAGCTTTTGATTATTAAGAACTTTTTCTCCTGTATGGGCGGCGTGTAAGTCGTTGACGATGTGCGTGAGCCGCAGAGTGCGGGCCCAATCTATGTCGTATTGCACGAAAATAAAGTGAATGAGGTCGACCAGTAGAGCGTCGTCCATGTTTGGCGGTAGAGACTGATGTAAGTCTTGTAGCAAACTGTCCCATTCTTTTGAATTAATGTCCATAGCTATCCTCGTTGTATCCGGGCCCACGCTTCATTTACTTTATCAACTTCGGGGTGCGGAAAGTGTTCAATAACGCTGTTGTGTTCCGCTACTAGCTTTTCCATGACTAGCACGGCATCTTTCCAACTCATCCCGCGCTCGTTCATTTGAGCCACTTGTTTATCAATCATGTCGCAGAATTCTACAGCATCTGTTACCTGTATCATTACTGTCCCCCTTGGCTTTCGGGCTTCCAGTTGTCTACCTCGGCGTACCACTTGCCGGACTTTCCTTCACAGATTTGGATATTGATCCAATCTCCAGATTGTTCGCCCAACCAACGTATCAAATCTTCGCGTTTAATGGAACCATTACATTTGATCCACTCCGGGGCGTTGGGGTTAGGTTTTTTGATCATCAGGCCGTCAACAAATTGTTTCTCTTGCATGGTGCTACTCCGTAAAAGTAAAATTGAGCTCAAACTGTATACGATAATATGGGAGTTAGCAAGCAAAAAAAACCCCCGCAAATAGTCTAATTGCGAGGGCCTTTCCTTACCACTAAGTGCCTACGGAGCACGAGATAAACTATACGGGATAGTATGGGATATGTACAGGAGCTATCCGGTTTTTTTATTTTTTAAGTCTTCGGCGTCTTTATAAAAACTAAACATTACCCGGAGTTGCCCACTGATAGTGCGGCCTTCTGTTTTGGCACGAGATTTAATTTCTTCGTACACTTCTTTAGGCACGAGCACACTTTTCCACTTGTTTGTATCCATTTTTTAATTCCCAGTTGCGTATGTCTGAGACTATATAAGATTATATATAATAACGCAACTAAAAAACCCCGCCGGAACGGGGTAAAACTAAGGGGATGAGTTTTATTTAGTATAGACCAAGTTTGTTTGTTTGACTACTTAGCCTCACCCCATGACGGGCCGATCTCAATATCACACTGGCTAGGTACTTCTAAGGGCACGGCATTCACCATTATTTTAGACACTTCCTCGGCTTCAGCCCTATCTTTTACCGACATTGCGAGCTCATCATGCACTTGAATCATGGGCAGTCGACCGGATTTGTAGATATCGACCATTGCTTTCTTAGTCATGTCCGCCGCTGAAGCTTGGATTAGACGGTTCAGGGCTTTGTACGTGTACGCTCGCTTCAACCGGGTGGTCTCGCCGTACTCTTTGATCGCATCACGGTACGGTAACGCCTTGTTCATGGCAAAAGTATCAGGTTCCCATAGGTCAAACCGGCACTTCCTGCCCAGAAGTGACCTGATCGAGCCCGCACTGGCTTTATCGTTGAGTCGATTGGTAACACCTTGCATCAACCCTTTAACAAAAGGTACCCGGGAGTGATATTGTTTGACCAATGCTTTAGCCTCACTCACCTCGATATCCATTTGCTCAGATAGTTTGTTCACCCCCATACCGTACATCATGCCCAAGTTAATCGTCTTGGCTTGCTTGCGTGAGATGTTAGCCATCTCTGCCACCATTGTGTGGAAGTCCATGTCTGGGTTATTATTGTAGCCGTCCACAAACTCACGGCATGCATCCAATTCAACGCCTCTCATCTTCCCATAAACATGCGCATAATGAACCAAGATGCGCGGCTCTTGTTGCGAGAAGTCAATGGCCGCCCACTGTTCACCTTCTTCTGGTAGAAACAACGAACGGATCATCGGACCGATCACCGGGTCGCGGGCCGGGATTTGTTGCAAATTTGGGTTGGACATAGATATGCGGCCGGATACTGTACCGCCATCGTCTGATCGTATTTGGTTTATGTGGCTATGAATGCGGCCATCCTTACGACAGTGCTTCATGATGGTATTGATGAAAGTGCCCGAAGTCTTATTCAGGTTCCGCGCCTCGAGGATGAGTTGGGCGAGTGGATGCTTATGCTCCTGCAAGAACAGCTTCGTGAACGACGGTGCGCCTTTTTCGGTCTTTGGGTAGTTGACCCCGACCTTATCGAACGCTTTAGCAAGGGATTGAGCCGCCCAGATTTCGACATTGGCCCCGGCCATGTCTTTGATTTGTTTGATGACGCCCTTTTCCCGCTTGAGGATTTGATCCCGGGTGCGC